CTTCACCCTGCTGACGAAACTCCTCGTCCACCTCGGCTCTGGCTGGGTAGTTCACAACTTCCCACTGCTCACCGTTATCTGCAGCAGCTTTGAGCAGGCGACCCGCCAAGTCGTCGTCATGCCAGCGGGTAAGAATTACCAGCACGCCGCCGCCTGGAGCGAGACGTGTGTAAGCGGTTGACGTATACCAGTCCCAGGCACTGTCGCGCGCGTTTTGTGATTCCGCGTCGTCTCGGTTCTTTACCGGATCGTCAATAACGAGGATGTGAGCGCCCTTACCAGTGATACCACCGCCAACACCGGCAGCAACGTAACCGCCACCAACAGTAGTAAGCCACGCTTCAGCAGACTGAGACTGAGGGTCGAGGCGGGTCTTGAAGGCAGACTTATATCCTTCTTCGCGAAGGAGACCACGAACCTTGCGGCTGAAGCCCATTGCGAGTGAACCCGAGTAAGAACAACTAATAAACTCATGCTCAGGATGTCGCCCAAGGTGCCAAGCTGGGAATCCAACCGATGCAAGCGTGCTCTTACCGTGCCGTGGGGGCATGAAGAGCATGAGTCGAGGCGACTTCTTTGCTGCAACATCTCGGGAAAACTCCTCTAATCGTTTACATATGTCCTTATGTACCCAACCGGCTTGATAATCTGGGTTAAACCGCTCGACGAAAGGCAGTAACTTACGACGAGTCAGGAACCGTAGAGCAAGTTCCGCGCGTGCCTTCTCTTCGACAGTGGATTCCTGCTCGACCTCCGGTTCGGGGCTCGCGGGCTGCGGTTCTTGCTCCGCGATATCAGATTTGCAGTACACGCAGAGACGGTCGTCTCCCGAGTACAAAGTCTCGGGATGAGACGCTTTGCAGCGTACGCATTCGATCTTTATGACATCTGTCATTAATCGCTCTTAGGTTCGAGGTAGTCCAGATCCTTACCTGCAATCTTCAGCAGATCCTCGTCACTCATGCGCTCTAGCTGCTTGGTGCCGTTGATGCTGATGTTTACCTGCGTGGCGTTTTCCGGCGCGGCCAAACCGTGCAGCTTGACCAGGGAATCGGTGGTGTTTTTCATCTCGGTGGCGTTTGCCGACGAGTTGTACGCCTCCATGTACATCATGTGCGCGTGCTGATTGGTAAACTTCACCTCTTCACGCATTTCTTGACGGAAATACTCGATGGCTTGTGCCACAGAGGGCCGTTTTGCGGCTTCGTAGGTTGCTTGGGGCGAAGAGTACCCAGCGCCGCGACCTGCGGCCGCGATCGTCATTCCTGAACTGATAAGCGAGACCAGCTTTTCCTGCTGCATGGTCAGTGAACCGCGCGTCAGGCCCATGTAGGGCAGGTGCGATTGAAACTCCGTATGTTCGCTCACTAAGTCAGTGGACTGTGACTCCGATTGGGGTGCCTGTTCCATGAAACTCTGGTTCTTCATTTACATACACAAATGCAGGTGATCCGTCGAACTCGTTCGAACACATCTCCGTGATCCATTCTTCCGCGTACTCCTCGGAGTACCCGTGGGACACAAGTATTTCGACAGCTTTGTCGATGTCATATGCGAGGACTTCACGGCCATCGCGAATGGTTGACCCGATGATTGCGGCGTCAAGACCTTCAATAGTGATGACTTCTACTTCGCTCATTCCGGCATATTAGCGTCACTAATATTTAATCACAAGTGAAATCACCGATGGTCTTGATCCACCAAAAGAACATATCTTCAGGCAAATTGTGCTTCATTATGTTGACGCGATAACAAACCAGCTGCGTGTTTGCAGCGGTGTAGCCAACTTCTTGTGAAATCCTGTCGATTGACGCGTTGTTGTCTTTTACACCAGAGCCATCAACGTGATGCGTTAGGTATACACCGGAAAGCGCGCAGCGCCCACCTTGCTCAGTCCACTTCGCAACTAAATCTTCATACGTTATGTGCCAATCACGGTTCGCGGCTCGGGGATCGCGTTTGTTGGAGTTCTTGGATTTTGAATAGAGGTTCCGCAAGTACGATTTGTAGCTCGCGGATATGCGTTTTTGGGCTGCGGTCGTGCGACACGCCTGGCACTGAACTCGGTTGCGCTCAAATTCCTTTTTTGGCTTTGCGGAACCGCAGCCTGAACATACGAGAGTGGTTGCTGGCATAACGTATGAATATTAGCGTCACTATTAATACGGACCGGAGCATACACGCTTAACTGCATGTTCCTGCAAAAAAATTTCAAAAAATTTTTTTCATTTTTACGTCTGTATCGCTCACGGACTATCTCCCCCCTTGGCCCATCGCGCCCCCCGTACCCCGATCCGCAGTGTTGGAACCTTGTCCCGTATTCATCTGTGGAACCTTGTCGGAAAAACGCCTCGCTCCTAGCGTCGCTCGTCGTCGGTGTCGTTATGAATTGGATGAATGGTTCGTCCAATCACAATCAAGGAGACAGAGATGTCACAGTTGAACAACGTTATCGGTAACCCAGTACAGCTTTCCCTCGGCAAGAGTAAAGGCAGTGCAACAATCTACGCTCAGCTAAAGAACGGCAGCGTGTGGGCACTGAACGCCCCGTCACGTAGAGACGCTAATCAGTGGATCAAGTTCATCAACGCACAAGGCGCGCTGCTACTCAACGGGTGGAAGCGAGTACGGGCCGCGCCCCAAGCACCACGATCCGCGAAGCCCATGCGCGCTCAACTGCCACCGACCGAAGCTGCACTGCTGATCCAGCAGAAACGCGCTGAGCAGGCCGCCGCTTACAAAGCCGCTAAGCAAGGAGAAGTGTAATGACCACGTCAGACATGTTCGAACAACACTTCGCCCGTACGCCGCTCGCTCGCCAGGAGGCTCGCGATCCGCGATCCGCGCCCCAGCGGGCAGCAATCCGTAAGGCATATCGTCGCTATCTACGTATGGGGTTCGATCCCCGAGAAGCGTCGTTCAAGGCCTATCACTATCACACCTCGAAACTGTAACGGAGAAAGCCCATGAAACTATTCTACACCCCAGTAGAACGCATGCTCTTGAGCATCGATGACTGCCACGAAGTAACCGACAACGATTACCTCCGAGATGCCTGTTGGAAGATCTTCGACAAGTACTTCGGGAGAACAAAGCTCTCGGTTCGTGAAGCGCGGCTCTTGGATCACGCTCGCGGTCTGTTACAAGTTTAGGTGTGTAGCAGCTTTGAAGTGTGTAGCAGGTGTGTAGCAGCTAATTTTCCGTTTCTGCTACACAAAGTTTTCCTTTGTATTCAACCACTTAGGTATAAACACCCTATGTGTAGCATGTGTAGCAGCTTTTTTGACTTGTTCAGATCGTTTTTCAAAAACACCGTTTTTTTTTCTAAATCGAACTTCAACTCAAATTTACCTGCTACACATGCTACACACTGCTACATCATTGTTTTCATTACATTTTGTGTGTTTTGAACCTGCTACCAAAGCTGCTACCAAGCTGCTACACACCCCCTGTTCCTGCTACACACTGACCGCGAACCACGAATCACGGTCATTAATGACTATCATCAATTGGAGGGCCATATGGCTACTTTCTTCGCTATTTTCTTCGCTTTTTTATGCGGAGCTTTGCTTATCACGACCGCTGCACTCGTTATCGCAGGTGTCATGTTCGTGATCAACGAAGACTACCGCAACGCAATGTTCTACATGTTCAACGCTGTCACCGATGACACCGAACAACACCAACCGGAGGTTCACTGATGACCCGTATTATCTTTCTCACCGCTTCTATAATTTTCATCGTGTTGGTACTCGCGATGCTCAACAACCACTTCAATCGCGAAATGATGTACTCGTCCGATCTACCGCACGGCAACCTCATCTGTCTGCATAACGAGTGGAACGACGCATATCTCTGCGTCCAAGACCAAGACGATCTCCACCCGTTCGCACCTTCTTTCTTGACTACAGATGTAGTCCCACGGATAGGACGCCTCGATCACGAAGAGACCTATCTTTCTTACAAAACCAATGGAGGTATCACCCTTGATTAGTAACCTCAAAGCTACCGCGAGCCGTGTGTTCGCACGCAAAGATGCATACATCAGCGCAGCTCGTCCGTACGCAGAACGCGCTGCAACGTATGCAAAAGAAAATCCTAGCGACGTAATGCTAGGTATCATGACATTGCTGCTCATGGATATTGAGTCCGATGTCGACGATCTGGAAGACCACACTGGCGTCTCAGCCGCAGTGGATCTGCACGACTATCATTCCCGTTAATCTCAATTGCGTAGGAGCAATCATATGAAAGAACTTAATCTCAACGTAGAGCGTTGGTCTCTACTGGATTCAGTAATCGATCACGCGGAGGCACGGCCTCAGTCCGTGGACGTCTTAAACTTGGCTGACGATATTAGCGATGCTAATATATTTGCTGAGTCGCATTTCAGCGAGGACATCGGTTTTTGGAATCCAAAGCCCAGCGCCTCTTGAGGTAAGCCCGTAAACCTGCGCCTACGTCTCCGACGTGGCGCGTCGGTTTTGTTTTTGAAACAGAGGATCTGTTTCATTTTTTTAAACTTGAATAGGAAATTCCAATCATGGAAAACGTAGACGTAAACAACGTTAATCTCATTGTCGAAACCGCTATCACTGATATCGCCAACGGCAACTCCACCTACAAATCCGGCATGGCTATCGCAGTTCACGCCGAGATGTCCAAAGCGACACACGGCGACAACGCCGCACCGACGATCTTCCACGCGCTGTACAAAGCGTCTATCCGTAACGCAATCGACAACCGCCGCGCTGAAGAGAAAGCCAACGAGCTTGGCGAAGCGTTCAAACCTGAGTATTACGACATCTCGTTCTACGGCTTCTTGCAGAATGTCATGGACAAAATCTGCTGGAACGTTCGTAAAGGCGCTACCAAACGCCACGACGTTGACGAGCTTGAGGAGATGATGCTCGGCGGCAACGGTCTCGACTTCGCTAACGACTTTGGCGAAGAGCACGGCTTCAACGCCGAGTCGCAGGCCATGATCAAAAGCGAGGTTGAGCACGTATACACGCTGCTCGAACGTACCGCAGTGTTGATCAGCGCCAAACTTCGAGTCTCGAACAGCGAGCCGTTGTATCTGTTCGCGCCTTCTACCCTCAAAGACGATAAGTGGGTCAACGAGATTCAGACACGCGACTGGGACGAGGCAATGTCCTACATGGACGAGATCGCCAAGCAGTTGCAGCGCGCCGACGCACTCGACGAGTCTGACCTCAACGCAGACTTCTCGCTC